GAGAGATTCATCGACCACTTCACCGGAGAGGGCAAGCCGAAGGCGGATTGGTCGGCGACTTGGCGCAACTGGATGCGGCGCGCCCAGGACGATCTTGAGCGGCGCGGCCACGCCAGGCCCGTGGCCCGTGACCCCAACGACACGAGTTGGATCGAGGAGGACGACGGGCTATGAAGACCGCGACCGATCTGCTGAAGACCCTGCCGAACCTGCCGGCCGAGCCGGTGCGGGACAGCCGCGCGCGGAAGCCGAGCGCGGAGGCGGCGAAGATCGTGAACACGTTGTTCGACGAGCTGAAGAGCATCTTCCCGGCCTGGCGCCAGGCCTGGCCGAACGATGCCGCAGAGGCGCGCGCCAAGCGCACCTGGGTGAAGGGCTTCATGCGCGCCGGGGTTACCACGATCGAGCAGCTGCGCTACGGCATCGAGGCCTGCCGGCTAATGGATACGGACTTCGCGCCGAGCGTGGGCAAGTTCGTGAAGCTCTGTGTGCCGAGCGCCGAGGACCTGGGCTTGCCCGGTGATGAGGCGGCCTGGCGTGAAGTGGTGCGCCACTGCGACAACCCTGGCAGCCATACGTGGAGCCATGAGGTCGTGCGCCTGGCCGGCGATGCCGTCGGCTGGTTCAACCTGCGTTGCAGCAGCATCCCCGAGGAGACGCTGCGCAAGCGTTTCGATCACGCCTATTTCCAGCTCCGGCGCCGCGCCTCGATGGGCCTGCCCCTCGAGGAGCCGCGCCTGGGTATCGAGGACCAGAGCGCCGGCCGCGAGCTGACGCCCGAGCAAGCCGACCGGCGCCGTGAGCGCTTTGTGCAAGCCGCGATGCGCATCCAGGGGCTGGATTGCCTGAGCGGCGCGCAAGCCCGCCAGCAGCTGCTGGCCAAACTGCGGATCAACCGAGGGGGTGTTGAATGAACCTGATTGCCGAACAGGCGTTGGCCCGGGCGATGGCCCGTGGTGCCAGGGCGATACCGGCTGCCGAGGTGCTGCCGACCGTGGCTGCGAAGGATGAGCCGGCGACGGTGAAGATTGACCGCCTGCTGTACATCGAGGGCCGCCGGCACGCGCTCGACATCGTGCGTGATTCGAAGCTGCTGTTGGGCCTGAAGGGCGGCCCGCGGAGCATCGCCGATCGGCTGCGCCGGTGCATGCAGGGCCGGCCGGCCAGCTTTGCGAAGGGCGTGGCCGAGATCGTCGAGCTGGTGGAGCGGGAGGTGGACCGTGCGTGAAGTAATCGCCTTCCTCGCCGCCCTGCGCGATGTGCATCCGGACATGGCCCGGTATGGCCTGAATGGCGGTTGCTTCCGGGTGTACCTGCTGCTGAAGCAAGCGTTCCCTGCGGCCGAGCCCTGGTACGACAGCGATCACGTCATCACCAAGATTGGCGACGGTTACTACGACATCCGCGGGCAGGTCGAGCCGGTGAGCGCCGTCGGCGCCCAGTACCTGCGCATGGATTCGCTGTGTTTCAACCGGGCTTATGGCTGGGACCAGCAGGCCCTGAACACAAACAAGGGGGTGTGCAATGGGTAGCGCAGCCACAGCGGTAAAGCCTGACGCGAAGACAGCAGCCCGTAAGCGTGCCGGCCGGCCGATCTACATGGTCTGGCGCCGGGTCATCGACGAGCAGACCGGCGAGCTGCGCCTGGGCCTGTGCGCGGACAGCAGCATCGACCAATTCCTGTGCCGCGAGCGTGAGTACCGCACCGGCGACGTGGTGCGCTGCGAGATCAAGAAGGCGCGCAACGTGAAGTTCCATCGCCTGGTGCACGCCCTCGGCCGCCTGGTCAGCGAGCAGATCGACAAATTCCACGGCCTCGATGCGCACACGACGATCAAGAAGCTGCAGCTCGACGCCGGGGTGTGCTGCACCTACGAGGCGTTCGATATCCCCGACCTGGGCCGCGTGATGCGCCAGATCCCAGAGTCGATCAGCTTCGACTACATGACCGAGGAGCGATTCCGCGAGTTCTGGCGAGGTATCTGCCAGTACCTGATCACCCATTACTGGCCGACGCTCAGCGAAGAGGCGATCGAGCAGATGACGGGGCTGATGCCCGGGGAGCGTGAGCAGTGAGCAAGTTCAATCCCGGCGATATAGCCATCACCACTCGCGATGCATTGGCATTTGCCCATGGAAACCCTGTGATTGCCGCCGGAAGCTTGGTCGAGCTGCGTGCTCGAGGCGAGCGCGGCGAAGAGTTCACCGTCGGAACGGTGACCTATCGCCTGCGCAACCCCATGTGGATTGTCGAGCGTGACGGCCTGCGGGCAATTGTTGCCGAGCGCCACCTGATCCCGCTGCGCGGCGACTTCGCCCCTGAGCGCAAGCAGGCAAGCGAGGTGCCGGCATGATCGCCACCTGCAAGCCCATCAAGGCCATCAGCGGCAAGCCGAAGAAGTGCGCCGTGCGCACGTGCCGATCCACGTTCATCCCGAGCAGGCCGTTCCAGACCTGGTGCAGTCCGGAATGTGCGGTGCTGATCGCCCGGGCCAAGCAGGAACGGCAGCGCAAAGCCTTGGAGCAGCGCGAGCGCCGCGAGATTCAGGCGCGCAGGGAGAAGTTGAAGCGCCGTTCCGACCACACGCGCGAGGCGCAGGCTGCGTTCAACGCGTGGATCCGTGAGCGCGATAGCCGGCAACCCTGCATTAGTTGCGGCGCCATGCCCAGCGATTCCGATCTGATCACCGGCAGCCGGTGGGATGCAGGCCATTACCGTTCCGTCGGTGCCTGCCCGGAGCTGCGTTTCGAACCGCTCAACGTGCATCGCCAGTGTGTGAAGTGCAATCGGAGCCTGTCTGGCAACGCCGTTGAGTACCGCATTCGCTTGGTGCGTCGTATCGGCCAGGCCGCCGTTGACTGGCTGGAAGGCCAGCACGAACCGAAGAAATACACCGTCGACGAATTGCAGCAGATCAAGGCCAAGTACCGGGCGTTGCTGCGCGAGCTGAAAAAGCAACAGGAGGCCTGCCAGTGATAGACCCAGTATTCCAGGCCTGGCTGGCCGAGCAATGGCAAATCCTGCGCGAGCAGGGGCTGATCCGTTGAGTATGGGGAGAAGAACATGACCAAGCGAGTGTCGTCGACGAACGTCGTCCTCGAGGCGTTGCAGGACCTGCACTCACAGGAGCAGATCGCCACGCGTGAGGCCATTGCCGCATTCACGGGGCTTAAGGATGCGGTGGTGGATGATCGCCTCAAGCACTTGGTGAACGAGGGGCTGGCGGCGCGCGTGCAGCGCGGTATATACGTTCCCGTCGAGCAGCATCCGCCGGCCAGGCACATCAGCAAGACGATCCTGCCGGATGGGACGGTGAAAATCGATATCGGCGACCAGGTGCTGACGCTGACGCCGCGGGAAGATCGGATGCTGGCCAACCTGTTCGCCGGCGTGACGCTGCAATCGGCGGCCATCGAACTGGGGCATCACACGGCGCTGATGTCGAGCACGCTCAACTCTCGGTTGAACAGGCTGGAGCGTATTCTGGTGCGGGTTGGTGATGAGGTGTCGAGCGGAAGGGAGGTGGATGTGTAGGGAAAACCGCTTGAAGTGCGGTTGCCGCGCATGAAGACTGGTCGCCGGCCAATCCATTGCGAGGTGCTCCATGCAGAAACCTGAAATCCACGACGTGAACGGCTACCAACTGATCAAGGGCGATGACTCCACATGGCGCATCTGGAATGACGATGGTCCGATCAGTGAGCCATTCCAGTCATTCGTCGAGGCGCGGGACGCCGCTGAGCAGTTGCCGCCCAAGGGGAGGCGTCGCTGACCCCCTGTAGGGTTTGAGGCAGCCCGGACGCAGGCAGAACACTCGGTCTGCCTACTATCTCAATCCGACGAGGCGTCCGAAGATGAAAATCCTGCTGTCCGTTCTTGCCATCCTGTATCTGTCCTGCGGCCTGGCCATGGCCGCTCCAGTGCCTGCCGACTATCTGGCTGTGCAGGCCTATGCCGACCAGCACCTGTCGTCGGTGGCTCAGCGTAGCGTTGCCGAGGTAATGCAGATGCGCAGCCTGGAGCGCTACCGCAGCCCGATCTTGCGCAGCGACATGCGCATCGCCAGCGCGGGGATGGTGTTCGACCGCGCTAACGACGATATCAGGCACTGGGCGCGATCGAGCGCCTGACCCTCAGATGCAGACAAAGCCCGCCGAGTGCGGGCTTTTTCGTTGCATGGCAGTATGATTGCACCACCCAGTCAATCAGCCAGGAAGATCAGCATGTCATTGTTCAACAGGGATACGGTCGCTCTGCTCAAGCAAGATGGAAGTAAAGTCGAGGGGATCAAGGCGACTGTTGCCGGAAGCAATCTCATCGTTATTTCCGTCCGTCAGCCTCAGTTACCCGATCTGGTGCGGATTGATCCCAGTGACTTGTTGGTGAGAACCACCACTGTGGGTGAAGAGACGTTCAGAGTCATGGACCCTCGATTCTATGAGCAGGGGGGTGGTGGCCGCGGGCCTCACTACCAGTGTCAGGTGAAGAAGCTTGGTCTTCCAGAGGCTGCCGCTGCGGTGCAGCACATCACGTACAATGTCAGCGGCGTGAATGCCCGAGTTAATCTCAATTCGACTGATAACTCGACGAACGTCGCGAACATCAATTCTCAGGCCTCGCAGTACATCGACACTCTGCGTCACGAGATCAAAGAATCGGGCCTGACGGCTGAGCAGGTTCAGGATGCGATGGAGATTGTGGACGTTGTGCAGGCGCAGTTCGATTCCGGCAAGCCAAAGAAGTCCGTTGTAACTGCGCTGCTTGAGTCCATCCCGCCAATTGCTCGAGCTACTGCGGCTATCGTTGGATTGATAGCACTCCTGTAGCAGGTATGCGACTCGTCGAAGCGCTGGGCATGCCTGATTCCAGGCTCTAGCGCACAGCAAAAGCCACCCCCTGTAGGGTTCGACACCCTATCCCCCGCCCGGAAACACTCCGGGCATGACCACGAAAGAGAAGGGCGCCAAGCCCGTACCGAAGAAGCCAGCCAAGAAGCCGGTAGCCAAGAAGGCGACCGGCTCGACTGCGCGTGCTCGCAATACGGTGAAGGTACAGAGGGCTGAGGTAGCGCTTACCGACAAGGAGCAGATGTTCGTTGATGAGTATCTGGTCGATCTGAATGGTGCGCAGGCTGCCATCAGGGCCAATTACGCAGAAAGTTCGGCGCGCGTCACTGCGAGCCGGTTGCTATCAAAAGCTAACGTCCAGGCGGCTATAGCTGAAGC